CTTGTGCATCAGCCAATAATACCCCTCTTCGTCTTCCGAGGCAGCCACAATAATATCAGCAACCAATCCACCGGATTTGCCGCCTGAACTTTCATAACTTTTTAAAACCTGTTGGTTTTGGGCGTCATAAACATGGAAAGTACGATCGCCATTTAACAGAAGTCTGTTGTTCCTTGCTTTTGATATCCACCGGATGGTGTCTGGTTTCCCGCTGGCTGTGAGCGGAATACCTCCGTGAAGAACAATCTCAAAACTGTCAGTTTTCGGGTTCCATTTTTTCAGATTGCTTTGCGTATCCAGAATCCAAACAGTACTTTCAATTTCTTCTGAATTTTCCTTCTTCTGAGAACTAGGGGTAGTAAACTCTTCAGAATTAAATTCAATTAAATTGTTATCAATCTCAAAAGTATCATCAATCCTTTTTGTGGAATTTCTCAATTCCTCTACAGACTTTTTCAATTCTACAAGTTGAGAATTGAGTCCTTCCAACATTGACTTTACTTCAGACAAGAAGGATTTGTCAAATAGTTGCACAAAAGTTTTAGTCACTTCTTCATCTGTTAAAACAATAGTGCGGTATTCTACCAATTCTTCACTACTATTATACATTTGAATATTAAATTTAATTTCTTTTATAGATAAGTCTTCTTCGGTTTTATCACTAGCAGCTTCAAAACTCCCCTTGTGAGAAGAACAATGTTTCTTAGCATCTTCAACATCCCAAATAGATTTCTTATAACGCATAGTTTGTAATTCAGATTTACTATCTTTAATACCATAAATAAAATCAATACATTTACCCGAATGCTTTGCAGCACAATTTTTTCTAGCAAATTTATCATATTCATCAGGACTTTTTAAACGACAAGCATGTTCATTAGGAAAAGGTTTCTCTGCATAATCCTTAGATTCAATTATTTCATCATATTCCGATTCAACAAAATCTTTTACTGGAGTAATATCAATAAGTTCCCATTCCTCTTCAGACTTTTTAGGTTTTGGTTTCCTACAACCATTTTCATCAATATAAGTGTTCTCTTCACACATATCGGGATCATAATCAGAACTATCAGGATCACACTCAGGCATACCTTTATAATCTGCTTCATCTTCCCCCTTTAATTCTAACTCTTTTACTTCAGCATGAATAGAAGAATCAAAATTACCATCTTTATCATAATCAAAAACATAATATCTTTTAACAGTATTTTTAATCTTTCTACTATCAAGAAAACCCTTAACAGAATTAATAGAATCAAATCCCTCAGATTGTTCAAAATAATAACCAACAACAGGAAAAATAGTGGACCTTTTAGAATAAAGGGGTTGAGCAGTAACAGCAAGAACTCCCGGAAATACTTGGTGAGTTTTAGCTGATTTATAAGATCCTAAATCATCAATAGGAACCCACCACATATTTTTCAATTCATCAAAACCAAAATTCTCAGAGAAACCATTTTTTAATAAATTATCTTCTTCAAAAATAAAACCATCCAAATTTACTCTTGCATCAGGATGGGCAGGAACAGGAACAGCAGAAATCTCTAACAATTCTTGTTTAGTAAATTCTCTACCACCAGACCATCGTTCATTAGGATCACGATATTCAAATTCTTGAGGGCTAAAACCAACAGAAAAAGAAGTAAGAAAACCATTTTTATATTGATTCCAAGTAATCAAAGCACGATCATGAGTATCAAATACAGGTTTAAAAATTAAAGTTTTATTTTGTTTATCTATTTTAATTGTTTCTGTTTTAAAATGAGGATGTTCAAAATAGTTATGTGCCCACAAACCCACAGGATTTAATTTATAATTCTTTAAATTCCAACCAGATACCCGAATAATATCATTATCCCTATCCGGGTTTTCCGAACTAGCTGTGGCCCAAAAACTCTTAGTAGCCTCATCCATCTCCTTTATTTCAACATTAAAATCTGAACCAAGTACTTCTACTCCATCTTTAGTTTTAATTGTTAAACCATTAGCTTTAATTTCTTTAGCCATTAATTTTCTCCTTATGAAATTTCCCAAATATTTGCACCAAAATATTTTCTACAAAATTCAGCAACAGCATCAGGAATATACTGTTTACAAGAAGTAAGAACTACACAAGCAAAATCCATATCAAACCAAGTATGTATCGCCGCATGACTTTCAAATAAAGTAACTGTTCCGGTAATTCCTGCTTCAATATCAGGAAGACATAACTTTTTCACATCAAAATAAAAAGAATGGGGATTTCCATTTCCAATTATATTTTCAGGAATAATCCTCATTCCTACAAAAGCAACTAAATTGGTTAAAAAATCATTGGTATCTTCAACCGTTCTAGGAAGTTTAGTACAATCATATAAATCTATTTGAACTGTTTGTAAACGTGGTGTTTTCATCCATATAATCTCCCATCAAATATCAAGAGTACAATCACAAGCCAGATTAAATACCTGTCCCGGCCAATCAACTTCAGAATTACCTATTTTAAATTTTTCATTATTACCAACAGCAAAATCTTTAATTCTTCCCCGATGTCCACACTCATTTGAGTTACATACCCATTTTTTTTCTGTTCCATGTTCCACTAATATAAGAAACTTAGCATTATTAATACACGATCTTACTGCCGTATTGCAAATTTTGGAAATTCTTGGATTAGTGTTAAAAATGTCAGTAATACTTTTAAAATCTGAGGGATTAACCATTTTAAAAACTTCACTAGATATTTTAACACAATAATCATCAATCCATTTATTATTTTCTATTGTAAATCCTTCTTTTCTATACTTAATGTATAGATTAACACTAGACTTACAAAGAAATTTAAATAAATCAACTAAATTTGCCTCAGTAAATTCTAAATTTTCAAAATACTTCATTATTCCTACATTCCAAGCATTTCTCAAATAAAATTCAAAAGCAAAAGTTTCTGTAAGAAGATTAATTAACATTCTCCCCGAAGTAGGTAATGTATCTCTATCATCAGAACCATCAGGATTAGTATTAGGAGTATCCCCATCATGTCTAGAAGGATCAGTATCATTTGGATCTTTTGCAGGTTTAGGTGCAGTATTTCTCTTTATATTAGAATCAACATATTTATCTAATTTATCTAATGGAATAAAGCTACTAGGAACATACAATTTATCTCCACCCTCAATAGGGGGAAGATTATGTACCCTCTTTCTAAATTCATCAGGAGTCATAGAAGGAAATCCAGCCATGTAAATTCTACCCTCTTGTACTTCTATTTGTCGATCTCTAGGAATAGGATTATCATGTCTGATTTCAATTTTAGGATCAAAACTAATTAATACTTCTTTAGTTAATTCAATATCCCACATACTTAATCTAGGAGCAATACAATCTGTATTAAAATTAATATCTACATAAACAGAATTTTGTCTATTTTCAGAATTAGAACTTCCTACCTTACTTGCAGGAATCCTATAAGCACCAAAAATCATTTCTTTAGTCCATTTAGCCAATTCCATAAATTCAAAATCTTTGTTTGTCCATTTCATCGGAATAGGCTTTAAACCTGAATCTAAAACAGCGATATCATTAAATCTACCTGTTCTAGCAAAACCATATTTCTCTAACCACCTTTCTTTTAATTCTACTGCTTTCTTTTCATCAATAGGCAACTCAGTACTCAATACCATATCTATTCTAGCAGAATTAGCAAAAAAATCCCTTTCATAAATTTCTACATATTGTTGGATATCTACACCGTATGCTTGTTGTTGTATTGGTGAAGCAGAAAGAAAAGGATTTTTTGGATGGGGATAATATAGTACCACTAATTCAGTACTACTAAACATATAATTACTACCATTAAAATCAAATGAATAAAAAACATCACTTGGAAGTATTTGAGTAGACATTTCTATGGGTTTTCCACTAGGATCATAAGTACCCATAAAATTATTCATATTTAAAGGCCAAAGTTCCCACACTTGTCCCAAAGCATTTTTAGCTTTGTAAATTATTGCCATACCACATAAATCTAATTGAATTTGGCAGAATTGTTTAATAAACTGGAAGGACATTAATGGATTTGGATTAAAAAAAGGTTTAGTAAAATCTTTATAACCATGTTTATTACTTGTTACTTCTGAATCAGAATCTTTTAAATAAAATTTATAAGGAATTTGTCCAACACGGTCTTTAATTAAAGAAACACAAGTAGCAGTCCAACTTTTATATTCACTTAATTGAGAATTTACATTTGTTCTAGGATCAAAAGAAGGATTTCCTTTTTCTCGGTTTAAAATAGTTACTAAATCACTATATGACTTTTTCCCCTTGTGCCAATATACTTCAATTGGGCCAATCTTCATGTTTTCTCCTAATTTGCACTTCAGTCATAAACTGGTTTTGCAAATTTTAATAAATATTTGGTCCTTTTCCTGTTCTAATTAGATCAATTGCACATGCTCTAGCAAACCACAAACTCATTGTAAAGTCAGAAGTAACATAAAATGGATGATTCAACATTTCTAAATAAAACCGATACCATAAATTTTTTTCAGGATCATCATCAGTAGTAAATTGTCTATCAAAACAAAATATCCATTCGTTATTTTCCATCTCTTTTTGAATAGCAGGTAAACCAACTAATGGATCAGCTTTATTCCTACCAGTTTGAAACCCTTCAATCTTAATATTGTACTTTTGAAATTCCCTTTCTCCTAATTTAGTGGTTAGCATATCAATGATGGCCGACTGAGTTGCATTATTTTCTGCTTTAAATAGTTCAATACCATATTGTCGCCAAGTTTCTACAAGTCCTTCAGCTAAACCAATACTTCCCGAATATGCTCTCAATTCAACAGGAATCTTTTTTCCAGTTTGTCTATGTACTGCTAAAATTGTTAATGCTGTACCCGGACGTTGAGCACCTGAAAAATCCACTCCACCCACAAAGATCCAATCACGCGGATCGTCAATCAGTCTTATAGGTTTTACACCATATTGGATACATTTTGCAAAATTTGGAAAAGTTTTATCACTATCTGAATAGGCAATGAGTCGATAACCCCGATTATAATCTCTATCTCCTAACTCAATATGCCTATTAATTAATTCTTGTTTACCAAATTTACTCCATAAGGGAATATCCCGCTTTAATCCAAAAGAGTCTTCATAAAAAAGGCTTTCTTTATCCTCATTCACACCAATTTGCATCCATGCCCACATAGAATTTTTCATCAAAAAACTAGCAAGGTCATTTTCGTGCCATTTATTCATCATCACTATAGTTTCAACATCACCATCAGTAGCCAAACGACTCATCCAAATATTTTTAAATATATTTTCTATATTTTCTCTAGTAGTCGGTTCAATAACTGCTGTTTTATAATCTTGGGGATCATCAAATATAAGAACATCAGCACGACCACCAATTGATGCCGACATAACCGAAAAGGCTTGAACAGTGGGGTCTTTCGAGGTAAAATCACGTTTTACAAATAATTTTTTGGAACCCCAAATGTTTGTAGGTATAACATGTGGACATATATTCTTAAAATCTTCATCTTTATCAATATAATCTTTAATAGCTCTAACACGGTTAGTAGCTTCATCATCACTAACATGAACAATCTTTATTCGTATATTAGGATCTTTCGCAATTAAATACAAACACAAACCAATACATAACTGCTCCGACTTCCCATGTCCAAATAGACCAAGAACTAATATTTTTTTAAAACCATTTCTATGTGCTCTTCTCCTAAATTGGTGCATAGCATTATGGACTGCTTCGTTCTTATAATATCCTCCATTTTTATCTTTCATTATCTTTTGAATAAAAAATTCAGGATGTTTTGGTAAAGTAGGTCTAGCATCAGCACCAATTTGACAACATACTTCTTTTATATTTTCTTCCACAAATGTTTTTAAATCAGCATTTAATATATTTGCTGCAACAGGCATAAGTAATCTCCATTAAATATCTACAACATCATCCGGGGAAGGAAGTAGTTTTTTTAAAGAAAAATCTCCTACTAAAGCAGCAGAACCATCAAATTTATAACTACGCAATCTATTTAAAACTTTATATCTAAGATTAGGATCAACTTCATCTAATACTTCCAAAAACACTCTTTGTAAGGTTTGCATTTTAATGCGATATTCATGAACAACTGTATCTTTTCTACCATATTTCTCAGGAAATCTTCTTTCTAAATACCAAGCAGAAGCTTGCCAAAATCCTTTACTTCCAGCAGTACCAATATTATCAATATGTTCTAATTCATTCTCAGCAAAACTCTTTTGAATTATATCTTCAAAATCAGGGTCTAATCTGAATTGTTTAAATTTTTTATCGGAACAATCAGCAAGTTTGCAAGCATCATTTATATCTAATCCCTTAGTTAAATAAAAAACTATCTTAGACTTAACAAACTCATTACTTTTTCCCTTGACAGAGATACTTTCCCCATGATAAGGTTGATCCTTACCATTTTTAGATACTTTTAACTTTAGTCTTTTCATATTAGAAGTCCCTCCATGAGTTTTGGTTTCAGATTGAATTATACCATAACAATACAAGAACAAAAGTACAAGGAAAATTTTATGAGAGAAAGTACCCTACCCAAAGCCCTAAATAGAAAAAGAACAGAGACAACCTATCTTAACCGAATAAAATTATTAGAGAAATTAGTCAAAGATGAAGAACCAAAAACTAAATCACAACTACAATATTATTTTGAAACCAGAGAAAAGCGTTATCCGGTCTTTGCTGGTATTGATATAAAAGATTTTCTAGAATTACAGAATATTTTAAGTGATATTGATCGTGATCGTATTTGGACAATGGAAGAATTTGTCAAATTTATCATTAAATGGTTCATTGCCTATTATTCTGGTGAAACAGATAAACCCCCGTTTGTAAAAGTAAAAAAACGATTTATTACCAAGGAAATAAGGAGGTTTTATGAGGTATTTAAAGATTTTATGGAGGAATAAAGGAAAACCCTAATGAGCAGGAGGACTCATTAGGGTTTAGGTGGAGGGAAAAAAATAAACAACCTTGGGAAAGGCAAAATAAGAATAACAAAAAAAGAAACAAAGTGTCAAGTTCTTAACTCTTGACAAAATATCCAATTTTATGAGACACTTAGCCAACGAATAAAAAATAAATTGGGAAAGGAAAAGCTGAGTGGATTATTACAATATAATACAATCATTAGAATCCTATTGGGAAGAAGAAATCAATAATCCTAATTCCCCCTTCTTTTCCGAAAGCAATATCAGAAAATCCTCTTGGAAATATTTCAAGAGATGGGGAACTACAATTGAGAAAATTTTAAACTCAATAAAAGGTTCAGTAACAGAAAAACGTAAATGGTATTATTCAGAAAAAGAATTAGCCGGGTATTTCAAAACATCTGTACCAAGAATAAGTAATAGTTTGAAATTAATTACACAAAATATGGGTATGCTTCTAATTGGTCTTCCATCAAGATTTGAATTTGAGGGAAATGACCGCACATTCTCTGAAAAACGCTATTACCTTGCTCCACCCAATTTTTGCAAGAAACTCAAAGAAATAATTCCTGATTTTGATTATAGGATATATAGAATAGAACTAACATTTACTTCCTCTGAAGAGGGGTTATCGTTTACGAAGGGGGTTATCGTTTATGATAAAAAATACGGTGTCAAAAATAGTAAGGGGGGTTATCGTTTAACACCAAAGGGTTATCGTTTAACACCAAAGGGTTATCGCGTAATCCCAAAAGATCAAGGAATTCAAATATCTGCAAGCCCCTACTATAAACTACCTATACACTACACTATACAACCAATAGACTATCTTTGTATGTTTACTGCATACGCAGTAAACTATACAAGGCGCGAAAATGCATCGCGCTGTGATCCCTTTTTTCAAGATTATAAGGAGCAGGCAAAGATGACTAGTAAAAGACTAAAGCTAACTATTAACAGTAAATATAAAACAGCCAAACAAAAAGCAGCAGAATTAAAACAAGAAAGAATCTTGATAGCTAATAAACCTTTGACTAGTAAAAGATATAAATTGAAAACTGATATACAGATTACTGCTGCTGATTATGGAGTAAAAGATTCAAAATTATACACTAAGGTTGAATTACATAGATTCTTGCAGGAAGCTTTAGACTATGTTCGAGACAATAATGTTTATCCTATTGATGAGAAGGATATCTGGAAATTTTTAAATTATTGGAATGCTGTTGATAATAACCATCTTGCTAAAAAATCTCCACGAGTAACTAGTCAAAGTTTTGCTCACCTAAAATTAGCTTTAACTTATAGACTTCATTCAAATAAAATTAGTATTGTTAAATGTATGAAAGCTATTGATAACTTTTCATTATTTGCCAAAAGTCATGGACAATTAAAACGTAAAAGAAAGAATCTTGATCCCTTAAATGATTTCCTGTTCAATACTTCTAGAACTAGACCTTGGTTTAATATTTGTTTGAAGTCTCAAGAAGAAGCACGGCAAGAAGTATTTGTCAAAACTACTGATTTCAAATTAACCTCTGAACGAGTTACTAATTTGTTTTCTGAATATTTTTATGGAGGAAACAAAAAATTAGCTAATCGAGAAATCACTACTAATTATTCTGCTTTTGTTGATTGGATTGATTTCTTAGTAGATGAACATCAAACTAATCATGTTGGTGGTATGCGTGTTGAAGAATATTTAAAATCGTTTTTTGAATTTTTACGCAAATTTAAAAGTGGACGTAATTTTAGACCTACTCTCGCATACTTAACTAAGAAAGACAACTTAATCAACTATTACGGACAAATGATCGAAGATACTGGTGATTTGGATTTTGGTACTCCAAAGAAAGTTTTGCTTGCCAGAAAGAAAAAAGAGGATAAAATTCAAGAAGAATATGATAGACTCAATCCTGATAAAGCTGAAAAGGAGTAGATCATGTTTCCATTCAATAGTCTAAGACAACGATATCGAGAAATTGATAGAAAAGATTTACAGATAGAAGTTATTCAACAATGGTGTAGAAATCGTTTCAGTGCTGAAAGAAAAGTTAAATTTGGTCAAAAAATTAACCTTTTCGTTAAAGCTAATATTTTACAACTTGTTGATATTGATAAACATTTTGATAAGCTAAAAAAAGTACTTGACAAAGTAGGTTCTTGTGAATATTGTGAAAATTACATAGGGGAATCTCCAATAAATAGACATCAAGGGGTTAGTGTTCTATATGGATGTTGCAAAATTCCTCCCTATGCCGCAGTGAAATATGATTATGTTTGTTATGAGTGGTATCCTAAAATGTTTTGGAAACAGTTAATTTATTATAGTATTAGAAAATACTACGGACCTTATCCTTATAGTTGTAATTATTTTGTTGATTATGGTAAAGAGGCAATCAGGGATTATAGAGAAGAAAGATATACTCTAAGAGATGATGCCCGATTAAATGAGGGATACTAGTTATGGCTAAAAAGGTTATTCTTAAAAAGAAAACCATATTTAATACCGGGGATGTACTTTACTACTCAGGATTTGCTTTGACAGATAACAAAAATTTCTGTCAGTTTTTTGTCAAGAAATTCCCTAAGTTAAACTACACCTTCAAAAAATTTGACTTTTTTGAGGCTGATTTAACTTTTTCTCTTGACAAGGAAGTTAAGCCTGTGTTAAACCATAACTACGCTATATTTGAACCAGGAAAAATAGAACTACTTTACTTTAATCACTTCAAAGAAAACAACAAGGAAATTAAATTTTTTTTATTGAAAGAATTTAGGGGAAAAAGTGCTTTAGGTAAAGTTTTAGTATTTGATATAGAAAAAAATAGGCCAATAGGATTATTCAATTTAGATCCTCATCCATTCATTGGAGGCAAATTGTGACAGTAGTAAGAAATGTTGAAGCATTAATAAGAATTAATGAAATGTTAGAAATAGCAGAATGGTTAGATGACCCAAAAAAATCTCCTGCATTTGTAATTCGTGGAGGGGATCATTTAACACCAGCAATGGCAATTAGACAAATTGTTGATGGTTTAAGACAAAATTTAGAAAAGGAGGATAATAGAATGAGCAATATTTAATTGCATGTAGTTAAAACTGTCTTACTAACTTAAACTAATTTGATGAAAAGGATTAAAAAAATGGCAAGACCTGTAACTAAGAAGAAAGCGGCTAAAGAAGAAGCTCCCAAGAAGAAGAGTAAGGTTGAGCGTGAAGAGAAGGCAACTAAGAAAGCATCTAAAAAGGAAGAAAAACAAAAGGGGCGACCTGTTGGAGTAATCTACGTTGTTCCTAAGAAGAACATGGAAGCAATTGAAGATACCTTTGAAGTAATTGAAGATGCTTTTGATACTGCTAAAGCTCTAATCAAAACAAAGGTGAAGGAAAAGGGAAGTAAGAGTGCAATTAAGGATATTCGTGCTTGTCTACAGGAAATGATTGTTACTGGAAAAGAATTGCGTAAGATTTTGCAAGAAGCTAAGGAAGCTATTAAGACTGCACCTGCTCCCAAGAAAGCTAGTGACGATGATGATGACGATGATGATTAAAATGTAACTTTTCCATTAACAATTTCTACATAATAAAAGTAGGAGGGACTTTGGTTCTTCCTACTTTTATTAACATTTTTGGAGAAAAAATGGGAAAGTTAAAACTTAAAGAAGAGAAATCTTTTCTAATTTGTGCTGAAGAGGAAGATTATTTACCAGCATTAATATGGGAAGAGGAACTACAGAAAAGAGGGTATAATTATCAACTATCTTTAAAAGGAACAATTAAATACGATGGTAAAGAACTAGCAATTCTTTCTTATCTTCAACTTTATAACCGGGATAGAAAGGCAGTTTATCTACAAGAATTAAAAAAATTAATTAACTTAACTATATTTGACAAAATAAAAAAAGCAAACACGGTTATATTTGTTATCCCCAATAGAAGAAACTTATCCCCATTTTTATTTGTTCAAATTCTATTTGCCATTCTTCTAAGTATTCCTGCTTTATTTACTAATAATATTGAAGTTACTGATCCTTTTTTTAACATTATAGATTCATTTATTGATTTTATTCCTGTAACTTTAGATGATTTTCCTCCATTATTACCTTTGATGGGGGAATCCTATGAAATGTAAAAGATATAATGCTCTGATTTCAACTAAAACTTGTTTATTACGCCAAAAACAATTGTTGAAATCAGTACTAGACAAGGAGGATGAACTAAAATGTAAATTGATATCCAATAAATGTATTAATTGTAGAACTGGCAGAATAGTAAAGAAATTTCCTTTTAAGAGATTTGATAATGATTTAAAAAGATTAAAATTAAAAATAGATAAACACACAAATGGAATACCAACACCAATAAATCAATCTGACTTACAATGGTTAATTAAAAAAGGAGTAATCTATGAAATAAATAGAAAAATCTTACATCCATTGGGATTTCATTTATCTACCAAAGGAAAAAAATTTACTTTTCTCAAAACCACTAAAGAAGAAGGCTTTGTATTAAAAGAAATTGATGATGAGTTGATTAAAGTTTTTATTAAAACTATGTCTAGTAAAAGTAAACCAAGATTTAAAAATTTTTTATTTGTTGTTCAAGATCGGGATATTTACAAAAAAGAGGTTAAAAAGGAGAAATAAAAATGAGTGAATTGTATGAAGTTAAAAATTTTTCTGAACATTGCTCTTGTTACTATTGTGTCAAAGTTCCTAAAAGTATTTCTCAATCTGAAGAAATTTATATTTATGCTGATAATATTCAAATTGGGGAAAGTGGAGAATTAAATTTTCTAATTTACAATTCTGATCAATCAGAAGAAGAAATTGCTTTAACTATTGCTGCAACAAATTGGAAAGTAGTTTATCTAGCTGATAAAAAACGGGGAACTCCAATTAATGTACATCGTTGGCGTGGAGAAATTAAAGAAGTAATCATTGAAGAGCATATTGAGATGGTAGGTAATTCTTCTTGTATTGATCTCAATAAAGCTGAAGGAACTATTCCTACTGAAGAAGAATCAGAAGAGGAATAATTAATTTTAGGGGTCGTTGCATACGGTAATGGCAGGGGAATATAAGAATGTATGCTATTTGTACCTGCAACCCCAACATTAAAGGGGAAAACTATGTTAATTAGAATAGAAGAATTTGTTTTTAATACAGATAACATTAATTTCATTAAGTTTGATGATAATAACAAAAATATAGATTTATTTATTGGACAAAATACTTGCAGTTTTAATATGCTTTCAGAATCAGAAAAATATACTAAAATAAAAGAATTTCTATTAGCTATTTCTCCTAATATTGCTACTGAGATTGGTAGGGAGGGTTATTTTGAAGAAATTGAATTTGAAGATGGAAAAAATAAAAGTGACATTGAGAAAATCATCCAAGAAACTGTTAAAGAAACTATTAAAGAAACAGGAGCTAAAGAAAGAAACAAAAAGGAATCAACTAAAATCAAAAAGAGTGATTTTGACGAGGGTTTCTAATAATAAGAAAAAACTTAATTTAAATACTACACAATCTCTTAGAAAAAGACTAAAAGCAATATCTGTTTTTGAAAATAAAGATGAAATTCTTAAAGTATTTGGTAAATGTAAATCTTATGCTTCTAGCACATCTCCCTTAGAATTTACTGATAAAACCAATCACCCTATTGCAGATAAATTCTTGCAGAAATTTATTGATTTAGTTATTTATGAAGATTCCCGTATTAAAGAAATAAAATATAATAAAAATACGATTATTTTTGTTGCTAAAAGCCATTATTTTGTAGATGAAAATTTTTATACACTTTTTTCTACTGAACCATTAATTTATAATCCAAAAAATAAAAGGGGAAGTTAATAAATGGAATTGGATACAGAAGTAAAAGATAGCATTATGAATGCTATAGATGAATGTGATGAACTTTTTCTTTTTTTTATTAAACATAATCCTACAAATAAAGAGGATAAACTTGTTAAACAGGTTGCTGTAATACACGAAGAGTCTTTATTTAACATGATTATTGAAATACTTGGAAATCCAAAAACAGGAATGTTAAACAAATTTACTAGACATGCAGAAGAAATATTGGAAAAAATAGAAGAAAAAAATGGAACAAAAGAAGAGAATTGTGGTAGACTAATTGAAGATGAAATAGAAACATTGTTTAATGCTATGAAAGAAAGAGAAAAATCTGGAGCAAAACTTAATTGATAAAAATTGGAGGAATAAATGCAAGTTTGGCTCAGAAGGGATGATAAAAATCAACTTTGGCTTTATACTGAAAAGCCAGATTATGATACTAATATCAAAACTTATTTTCCTGCTTTAAAATCAAAAATGTCTAGAATTAATTCTCATTTGTTTGAAGAAATTCCAATGGACTCAAAACCAATAGAATATAGTATAAAACAAGTTATACAACCAGCAAACAATGTGGAGAGACATTCATGATAGTATCTTATAAGATAGTAAAAAATAAAAAACTGGATGATGGAGGATTTACCAAAGATTGGTATTGTGAGGCTGAATTTGATTGTAAAGGAAAAGAAGCAAATTCACTAAATATTATAGGAATTAGTACAAGTAAAATGACTATTTATATTTGTAAATCTTGTTTGAATTATTTAATTAATGAAATAGATAAATCTATATTAGAAGATATTGTAAAAGATTATAGAAGATGTTGTCAAGGAGTAGAGTAATATGAGTTCAAATAGAATGAAAATTATTGTGGATGCTACTTCAGATTTAATGTCATTAGTTAAAATTACTTGTTTAAATACAAATTGTTTAAATAATGGTGATAAAACAGAGGGGAATACTATTTGTTTATTGAAAAGAATTTCTTTAGATGAAAATGGATATTGTATGGAACAAGAATATAGGAGTAATAATTAATGAAACAAGAACATAAAGATTATCTTTTAGCAATGGATAGTGTTAATTTAATGGCTAGAACAATTTATGGGGAAGCACGGGGGGAATCCACAGCAGGACAAGAAGCAGTAGCTAATGTAATTATAAATAGACTTAAAAGACAAGGATGGTATGGTAAAACTGTTCATGATGTTATTTTAAAACCATATCAGTTCTCATGTTGGTTAGAAAGTGATCCAAATTTTAATCTTTTGCTTTCTATTCATCTTAAACTGGATAAACAAGTAGCCATTGCATGTAAAGCAGTAAATCTTGAATTAGTAGATAATACTAACGGGGCAACTCATTATCATACTAAACAAATTAAGCCAAGTTGGACAAATAATCACCATCTTATGCAAAAAACAATAGAAATTGGTAATCATATCTTTTACAAGGAGTTATGACGATGAACACTATACAATTAATTTGTGCTGCCATAGCTGGCATTTTATTCTTGTTAATTTTCTACTTAATTTACAGAAAAAAAAGAAATCAACATCTATTGTTGACAAGACTAAATAAATACTCTAATATGGAGAAGAACAATTGTGGAATTTGAAGAATGATATCAAGAACATAGTAAAGAGTTTAGAGAAAGATATGTACTATTGGGATCATCCGGGCAAATGTCTGTAGCAAGGGCAGCTTGGGATAGAGCTTACAAAGAAGGATGGAATGCTTGTTTAGATGAATTACAAAGGAGGATGAGTGAAACATTTTTAAAATCTATAGAAAAAATTTTAAAGGAATAATCTCTTGGTCAAGCATGGAAAGGAGATAGGAGAAATGAATGAAAACAATAGTAATAATGCTCTTCATCATCTTATCCCCAATTCATGGATATACAGAAGAAGTGTATTACCCAAAAGTAAATGTAAAAATTAGTTTTTATGCTCCATCAGCAGGAGGGATTAATGGTAATCCCCACAATAAAACTTCTTTCGGTGCTAGACCAAAATCTCGGAGAACTATTGCTATTTCACGAAGTATGTATAAAAAAGGAGTTAAACCAGGAACTAAAGTATTTATACCCAATTTAGGACATTTTATTGTTGAAGATTTAATGGGACCAAAAGCAAAAGGGAATCAAATAGATGTTTGTGTTGATTCTGCTAAGGAAGCATTTAAATTAGGAGTAATGAAAAATAAAACCATATATTTAGTAATGGAGGAAAATTAAGATGAATTCAAAAATTATTATTGCTTTACAAAATATGACTAATCAACAAGCAATAGAATATGCTCAAAATTTTCAGGATTTCTGTTGGGGATTTAAAATAAAAGGATTTTTGGCAAATCCTTTGGTAATTAAAGAATTAAAAAAATATGGTAAAGTTATGGTTGATCCAAAACTTCATGATACTCCAATGGATATGATAGATGAAATCAATAATTATATAATTTCGGGGGCAGATATAATTACAATTCATGCTGCTGCTGGATTGAATACAAATGAATGTTCAAATGGTTTTTATTTAAAAGATTTTCTTGTGGGAGTTACTATTCTTACAACCATGACAGATGAACAATGTATAGAAATTTATACTAGTAATGTAATAAATATGGTTCAATTTTTTTCTAAAAAAATAAAAGAATATGGTTATAAATATTCTGTTTGTTCAGCAAAAGATTTAAAAGATGTTGTTATTAAAGACAGTTTAAAAGATGTAATTAAAATTTGTCCTGGGATTAGACCAGAATGGAGTATTTTAGAACAAGATGATCAAAAGAGATTTGTTACTCCAAAACAAGCAATTGAATTAGGAGCAGATTTATTGGTAATTGGTAAGCCTATATTAAAAGCAAAAAATCCTTTAGAAGCATTATTTAAAACTAAAATGGAAATTGGAGAAATACACCAATTGGGATAAGGAGAAGATTAAAATGGAAAATTGGATTAAAAACAAAAAATTGGTAATTAGAAATTTAATTAGTTTTAATTGTGATCTTATTAAATGGGATAGAAAAGGAAATCTACCATTGAAGAGTGGAGGTACTACTGATATATACATCAATCTTAGAAATGCAAGAAGGAATCCAGATGCGTTGGAATATATATCTGGTTTGTATATTACTCCATTGAAAAATTTAGGTGCTCAATCTTTTATAGAAGTTCCTGATAGTGTCAGTTGTTTTGCACCATTAATTTCTATAAATTTAAAAATACCATATGTGACTATTAGAGATCAATCAAAAGAAGGAAGATTATTTTCTAAAATGATTGGAGAATTTAAAGGAACCATTGTTCCAATCATTGATGATGTAATTACAAATGGTGAATCCAAAATAGTTCCATTAACTACTGCAAAAGAAAAAACTGGAAAAGTACAAACAATAATTGTATTGGTTGATCGGCAACAAGGATGGGAAGATAATTTAAAAAGGAATAATTTTATTTACAAGGATGTTTGTGCAGGAATGACTTTAACAGATGTAAGAAGTTATTTAAAAGAAATAGGAGAATTATAAAATGAATATTTACTGGTTTGTTCCAATTGGAATTTTGTTGGCTGTTTTGTTAATAACAACTCATTATTTTTTTGAAAGACATAATAGACGGAAAAATTTAAAATTAAGATTAGATAAAATTAGAAAAGGAGTGTATTATGAAAAACTGTATTTTTTGTGAAAGTAATCATGTTGTTTATAAAATGATTAACATTCATCTTTGGCAAATAGAATGTAAAAATTGTGGTGCTCTTGGACCAAAAGGAACAACCGCAGAAATAGCTAAACATTATTGGAATAAAACTAAAAAACCAGATAAAGATAAATAAAAATGGAAGGTGTAAATTCCCCATCAAATATGAAAGAGACAGTTAGAAATTTTAAAAATTCTATTGAAATACATATTGAGTATATAATATTAAATGCTAAATTGACCAGGGCTAAATATTTAGCTTTATTGGATGAAGGATTTACTGAACAACAAGCCATTGAACTTTCTAAGGGGAATCCAATAATATGACTAATCAAGAATTTAAAGAATATAATGATAATAAATGGAAAGAACTCTCAATAGAAATTAAACATAAAGCTAAAGAGATTCTTTTACAAGGTTTGGGAGAATATGATAAACAAGAAATAAAGTTAATGTATAATCGTGATCCTATTAATTGGAGTTCTCCCTACCATACTAATTGGGGAATGAGTATTAGAAATTATTTATGTCGAGAAGGAATTGATGATAATTCTTTGCCTTCAAAAAATTGGGATGATTATTATACTCAATGTGTTGAATATGCTCTTGGATTACGAGAGGAATAAAATGGAACTTATTTGTGTTATAATTATTATGATACTTATTGCTTTATTCCCTTTTGCTATTTTCATTAGAGAAGAATTATTAGGAGAACATATTGGAATTTTTGTATTTCTACTTTTTCTTATTTTTCTTTTTAGTTTCAGTTTATATTATACAATTACTAAACCTTTTAAATTAATAAAGGAAACTGTAACAATAACTAATCAAATTGAAGTAAATAATTTTATTAAAATAAATCTCCCACGTCCTTTTTTAGTTAAAACTCAACAATATACCAAATCTTGGTCAGTTGATATGGACAAAATTAATTATAATATAGAGGATTATAAACCTGAAGAAAAACAATAGTTTTATTAGCAAAAACACTACTTTATTTACAAAATCTCTTCTTTTTATTAAAAACTAAACAAATATATCAAAAATTTTTAATACGAGATTGCTCTACAATCGACGCTACAGGTCAGGGGTACACTTACCCCTGCCTTTTTTGGGAGGAAAATAATGTCCTTTACTATTGAACAAGATTCCAAACTAGATAAAGAATTACGAAAAACTAATTCTTTCCTTAGTGAATACAAGGAACTCTGTCAAAAATACAACCAATTTGTGGCGGGGGAAGATGAAAGTGCTTGTATATATTTTGCTATGGATAAGGACGAATTAGTTACTCACTTCAAAGAAGTAGAAAGAGATATTCCTTCTTTTTGGTAGGAGAAATAAAATGACAGAAAGAGAGATGTTTGAAATGTCTTTTAAAAGACCTAGAAATTATTTTCATCTTTCTTCAGAATATCAGTGGATAATAGATAAAAATTTAGGAATATTAGATTGGAAGGGTGAAGGTTTATCTATGGAAGATAAACAAAGGTATAAAAAATATTATAATATAAAGGAGTAAATTATGGATGAAAAACAAAAAGAGTTTTTTGAAAAGTATAAAAATTTAAGAGATTTAGTTAAAGTTAATTATGCAATATATAAGAAGGAAAATCAAAAATGAATGTATTCTTTATTTTTACAATAAGAATTATTGTAATATTTTTTATGGGGTGTACTATATCTTTTTGAATTTGGATAGAAGAATTGTGGGAAGAAAGGAAATAAAATGAATATTACAACTGATTATGTATTAAAACATTTTTCTAAAATAAAAAAAAATTACGTTATTGTTAATTTTTTCCCTGAAGACAAATTACAAGATGCTATTGATTTACAAAGAAAGATAGGAGGAAAAATAATCAAAAGAGTCTTAACCGAAATCGAAATAATAGGAGACAATAAAAATGGAAAAGTATAAAACAAAAGTTTTTGATTCCACTGGAAAATTTTTAACAGATTTTGTTTTTATATTTCCTCCAGAAAAAGGACAAGTACTCTATTATAAGGACAAAAGGTATATGATTCAACAAACGGAACAATATACAAAGATTATAGTTAAGGAGGATCAAAATGAAGTGTAAGCATAACAATATTTCTAAAATATATACTGATATAGAATACTGTAATGACTGTGGTGAATCAAGAATGTTATTGGAAGGAGAAATGACAGAATGGAGGATGATAAGAGGAATAAAGGAAGTTAGTATTTACATGAACAATTTAGAAAACATTGATCCAAAAGATAGAGGAAAATTAATAGTAGGTATAGATTACGAAACAGGTGAGAGTAGTATGAGAATAGAGAAAGACTAATCAGTATATATAGCCAATAGTTTTCCTAACCTCTACAGGAGAGAGGTAGGAAGATTGTTGGCTATTTTTTTTGTTCTTTGAAAACTGAATAGTATCTATACTAAGAAAAAATTACAAATTTTTCGGGGGTGGTTGTTGAATATATATAGTAAATAAAATTTTTTGATTTTACATTTTAATAAAAAATTTATGGTGGGTAGTTATTAATATGAATGTCTCTTAAATTGAAAAAAAATTACAAATTTACTGCGGGTGGTCCTCTTAGTTCCAGGGCAAAAAAAACTAGACGGTAGGCCGCCTCGTACTGTGCCATAATGGAATAGTTATTAGAATTGATTATAAATGGCTATTACAGGCGAATTGAAAAAACAGGATGCAAAGGACTTGCTTTCAATTGAAATCGACTGTAGACGCTAAAATGGGCCTTTAAATGGCAATATAGAATCAATGCTGATATCCAAATGAAGGACAAAGAAAAGCCTCGATTACAATGGAAAGCAATCGAGGCTTATATTGAATTGTATATTACTTCTAATACTTACTTGCGCCTTACAGGTATAGACGTTCTTTTATTTTCATATATCGTATTGAAGTTTCTGGTACGTGCTGATTTTTCCAAGTACTTATTCACATTGATATCACTCTTAATCATATCAGTTATAAGCCAATCAAGAGAAGCAATGCTTATAGTTTGCATTCCCTTTGTTATAGCCAAAGCAATCTCTATATGTTTCTTGCTATGTCCTTTTGCCAGTAAAACTTTCCAAGTGTCATTGATATCAATCATTGTATTGACTCCCATCTATTGGTTGAATGTTATTGGTTTCTTGCCTGCCTGCTACAATGGAAGGGCTAATACTAGTTGCATATTAGCCCTTATGGTTTTAGCAATCGGGTAGAATTGTGATGATATTGGAAACAATATTAGACTGTATATCACGCAATGTTCGCATTATTGTTTCTTTCATTTGTTCAATGGTAATTTTATCCCTCTTGTTGTAAACAGAGACACAGACGCGATCAAAGGACTTCAGCAAGAAGTCCAAATGAACAGACTCGGACACCATAAAGGCTTTTTCAGCAAGCAAAGCCTTGATTTCATCGAACATCTTGATACAGATGGGAGATCGGAGTTTATAAAACTCCAATATGAACCCTGCCTTTGTCAAGCGACCAAGATCAGTGAGAAGCATAGTGGAAGCATCAATTCCAAAGATATTGCTTGCCGATTGCTTGGCAATGATTGCTTTCGGCTTTTCCTTGGCAACAACAGGATTATTGTGCATAACTACTGCCTTTGCTTTTGGTGCAGCTTTCTTTTTCAACTTCAATAACAATGCCATATCCTTGTCCTTTCAAGGTGCTTTGCAGTCACAAGCCAAAGCACCTATTGATTGTTGGGGAGTTACTTGCTTGCCGATTGTTCCTGGCAGTGTCTCAAGAAAGTAATGAAAGTATCGGGCAATTCATTAACTTCCTCGAATTGCTCTTCCAATACATCTTTCGTGAATTGCCCCTTCACACTTCTTGCCCATTTCACGATTGAAACCATATCGTCATGCGAACAAGAAAAAGCTTGTTCCCAATATGTTGCTTTGAGGATTTCCGGGTTAGTAGTCGTTTCTTTTGTCGGAGTAGAAACAACAGGGCCAGTATTTCCGGCAATTCTTGCAATGTAACTTGCCTTTAGTTCTTTGATCTTTGCGTCAGAATACATTGCAGGATTTCCACCGGGACGCTTCAATCCTGCAAACAATTCTTTGTTGTCCATATAGATACTTCGCAATTCAGTCAATGATGCTTTGTTAATGGACTTAATCAATTCACTGTTGTTGGTACTAGCAGTAGAAGCAACAACTTCCTTTTTTGCCTGCAATGCTTCCTTGCTTTTTTCCATATTGTTACTTGGTGCCGATATTTTGGAATACATGTTAATTGCTGCCGCCAAATTCTCAACGACAGTACTATTTCCTTTTACCGATGCTTTGATATTGGAAAGTTCAATGGTAATTGCTTCAATGGCTTTTTGCTGATTCCATATCATCTTTTGCGTAGTGGCAAACCTCTCCGTAATAAGAGTTTCAATTCTTTTGAGGATTTCCTCGATTACATTGTTAATAACCAAGGAAGATACATTAGACTCTACTACTTTCTTGAGGTTCAACTTCATGGTTTTTGTCCCTTCTGTTAGTTTGCATTCATTGATAAAGTATTTACAGCAACCCAGTGATTCACTTGAACACAATGGAAAGTCCTCATAATATATTTTACTAATGTTGCAATTGCTTGGCGCCCTTATTCTTTGCATTTTGTTTTCCCTTCTATTAATGGGTTTTTGTTGCTGCGCTCGTTTTCAGCGCAAAATCAATATGTAACTTTGGCAATCTTATAGACAATTGATATTATGGTCAAGAAAAATAAACTTCAGTACTTATTCATATACTGTCTCGTCAATTGGCTTGAAATCTCGATCTAGGGAACAATACTAATTTTATATCCTAGAAAGAAATCGTATTTAATAGTCGATTTCAATAGGTTAGAAATTAGGTATTGACAGCCATTTTTTCCGTTTGATAGGGTGCCTGTAAATCGTTGCTATTCCTTGGCTGACAGATACGTTAGTCAATACATATATCGTTGTAGATATCGTAAGGCATTTGATTTCAATCCTTGCCGATATCGTTTTGATTGATTCTTTGTCTATTGTATCACCTTGGTTTTTCCTCGTTTCAATCATTTTTTCACCTTATCTTTTCCAGTTTATTAATCTGTAATCAATTCTGATAACAAAATGAAATTATTGGCTTTTTCGGATAAGTAAATTGATTTTGTCAATGATTTCATTTAATTACGTGGTTTTATTGGGCAAGACATAATTCATTTGTCTTATCATCTTTTGTTGGGATATTCAAAAAGTATCAGCCACGGCGAAAGTTATTAAACGAGGCTCAAAAAGTATTCTCTGGGAAAGAAAGATGGAATAGGCTCAAAATAGTTGTTAATACTAATCTCATTTGTCTTATCATCTTTTGTTAGGGCAAAAGCAATGCCAGTTAGTCTTTCCTAACTCAAAATATCAATAAGAATCACTACTGACAATGATTCTTATTCTTATCTAATAGTGATTCTTATATTCCCCTGGATGATAGGCGGGGGAGGAATCCAAGTATATTATAAACGTCTACAAGCCAAATGAAAGACTTAGTTTTTTCAATTTCAAATTCTAATATAAGATCATTTACAAGCCAATTGAAAGACTTTGTTTTTTCAAAATCAAAATTCAAAAAGAAAGGAATAAAACAATGAATTATAATGCTAGTAAGAATTATCATGTTTACATTGGCAAGGAAATCTTTGATTATTCTCGGAAAGAATTCATTCAACATTTAATTGATATTGGTCAAATCAAAAAGTATGAAACCATGAGTAAAAAATTTAAAAAGGAAACTAAAGAAAATGAATTGCCTGTTATTCAAAAAACCAAATCTGGTTATGTTTATGCTGTGATTAAATAAAAATTTCTCTTGACAGGGTTTTTATTGATTTGCTATAGTGCATTCACATTGAACACAATAAACCAATAACTAACAGAAAGGAATAATGCTATGTTTTATTTATTCATTGAAGATTGTATTGAAGTTGCCAATCAGGTTACTTTTCATCAAAATGGAGTAACTAGGCAATTTCAGTTGTTGGCATGTGGTAGTTTGTATTTTCATTCCTACCACTACAATCACTTTGCTTATTTCCTCAATTAGAAAGAAAAATAACTATGTTTTGGTTACGTTTTGTCGAGTTCATTCAGGACACAAACTATGGCAAAGAGACTCAACATTGGTATCAATTGTATTTGAGTCTCAAATGTAACTTGGTTTATGATGGTTTTGTTTACTATCATTCTACCAAGGAAATGTTCCTGGCGAAGAAATGGCAGTACAATAACAATCTTGGTTCCCGCTTCTAATAGAAAGGAAAAAGAAAAATGGAAAAGTTTATTGTAGTAAAGATATATAACTTGGATATCAACTATGATTTAGCACCTTATCACCAAACAATTCCGTTGTTGTTTGAAACGGAACACTTTGCTGTGAATAGAGTGTTGATGGGGGATAATAAGTTGTACAATCAAACTGTTACAAATAGATTCAAAAAGGATAGTTACACAATTACTTATAAAGGTACTGGTATAGCAGTTCAAAGTTTTAAATGTTCCAAAGGAACTGCAATCCGTATTTGTAAGAGTCTACAAAAGAATTTCCAATATAAACCAAAAGTTGATTATAGTTTGGTTGAAAATTGGGATTGGAAGTTTGCAGATTTAGTTAATTATTGGCAAAAAATGTATCCCTTTAACTTTTATTGCTAGATTTTTTGCTTGACTACTATTAATCAATTGTGAGATAGTAGTCAAGAATGAAGTCTAACCAACAACAATCAAAAAGGAAATAACTATGCTTAAATTCAACATTGATTTATTGTCTATTGGTGAAATTCCCGAACGCTTTTCCAAAGAAGATTGTAATGATTCTATTTACAATGATAATTGGAAAGAAATGTGTGAATGTCGAGAAATAATAAGAAAAGAATTTGGAATGTATGCATTAGTAGATTTATATTGGACAGAACAGCTTGCTAGTTGGATGAAAAAGAATAACATTAAGAAAGTGTTAGAAATACAAGCTGGCAAAGGTTGGTTGGCAAAAGCATTGACTAAACATGGAGTGGAAGTTATTGCTACTGATGATTTTTCTTGGAAAACAATGAAAGATGGAATTAAACCTTTTGAAATAATAGAAATGGATCGAGTTGAAGCAACATATACTTATGCAGATCAGGTTGATGCTATTATAGTTTCCTGGCCGTATTTTGATGATACTGCTATAGTTGATGATTTAGCCTTTTGGCCTAAAGATAAACCGATGATCTATATTGGAGAACATTATGGTGGTTGTTGTGCTTGTTATGATTTCTTTGCAAGATTTGAGGAAATGGATATAGAAGATGTTTTTGAATTAACAAGGTGGAGTGGAATTCATGATCGGGTTCACATCGGTTATTGGGATGCCAACAAGGAGATTGAAAAGTATGATTATAAAAGTTATTGATTTGAAGTCATTGGTTAGTGTGTCCTTTGTCAAATCTATTGTAATGCAAAGGGCAAATCAAATGGAAAGGATTGATAAGAAACATAACATTCACAATGAAAAGAAGATTTATTTGTGTACTGCATGGAAACCCTTTAAGAAAGGAATAAAACAATGATTGAAAACAAAGATTATGTATTCTTCGCTATGATAAAAAAGGAAATTTTGGATCAAGAATTTAATATGGAAACAGGAGAAAAGAGAGTGGTTGTTTCCGCTCTTGGTTGTAATAGATTTAATCATGGTATTGAAATAACAGAAGAGTGGTATACAGGAAGAACTTGCACTTTCGCTGCTTCTCTATTTTCTAAAGTAATTGGTCCTTGTACTTGTAGGTATACTAAAAAAGAATCATTTTTCGGAGTGAGAAAGGAGGAATAATTATGTTTTGGATTAATTTCTTTCATAACACACTGTTTTTCAGTAATGGGTATAAAAAGAAGTTTTATATTGCCGGAACTATTGTGGCAACTATTCCCCAATGGCAATGTGACCGTTTCTATATGTTCAATGTATAATTAGAAAGGATAAAACCAATGACTAAAACAACCATTAGTGGAAAAGAAGCTTTTGTTTTTGAACCGTCAAAATATGCTCCATCGTTAAAAGTTGTTTATGAAAATGATTCGTTTACTGTAATTGATAATGGCAGTGACGAATTGATTATCAAAAGAAAAACTAATACAACAGATATTTTAGAATTGAGAATAACTCCAAAAGGATTTACTCAAATGTCTGTTACTTATAGAGGACGTATGTATCCATTTGCTGAAGCTGGACTTCCAGCTTTAATCTTTCATCCATATTAATATTTTATACATAGTTTATTTCTTTTAGGGAAATAGGGATCAGGAGTAATCCCTATTTTCATTGGAGAAGTAAACAATAAACCAATAACAATTAATAGAAAGGAAAAAAACTATGTTTTGGGCAAGATTTATGGAATTGTATCGTATTTCTGGAGCATCAACAGAAACATTTCATTTGTTTTTTAATTTCTTTTGTAACCATTCTTACAAATTAACTCGTGGTTTCAATAATTACTTTGAAATAGTGGAGGAATAAAACAATGAAGAATACAGAGTACCAAATCAATGCAGTAGACTCGATTGCTTTTGTAAGTTTGTTTGAAATGTATAATTATGGAAGTTCTTTATCAACTTGTGTTCATAAAATAGATAACAATAAACTGATAGTTAGGTTTGATCGTTATTCAATGGACTGTAATGGTTATCACAACGGTTATGAAAAGTATTATATTGAATGGCAGTTGTTTCCAAAAAACTTGTTCAATATCTTTGGAATACCTACGAGTATTTTTAAGTATTTCATTGTTCCAAAGGCTTTTGAGATTAAAAGAATAGTTGGAGCAGAAAGATCATCAGCAAGATATATGAAATCAGATGATGATTTTGTTTATCAAGAGATTGAAAACTGGTTGGATAATAATCTTCCTAATTTGGAAGAAGCAACATTTGATCCTGATAATAGGTGTTGGTCTATTGGATATTTTACTGAATACTTGGATAAAGATCCAGTACCTAAAAAGAAAGGATAATACAATGACTGAATTTGAATTGTCTTGTGATGAAAAAGCAAGGAAATTGGGAATTAATAATCTCAAAAGATTAGTTCCCTTTTCTAAAGAAAAAATTATTGAAGCATTAAAAGAAGGGGATCAGCATTTGAATAAATGGGGAAATGGTCCTTGGGATAATAAGGATTTTTCTGTTAGACATTTGGCTTATAGTCTTAGATTATCCTGGTCATTGTCGGATACTGTTTGTGTTTTGAAGCATGTTGCTAAATTCTATCTATAGAAAGGATAATACAATGGAAGGAAATAACATAAGAGTTGTATTGGTAGATGCAAACAAAATGATAAAGCAGATTTGGGAAATTCCCTTTTCTTTTACCAAAAAAGGAAATTTGAATAGTACTATTAACAAGGCAATAAAAAGAGCTTTGGAAATTGCTGATAAGTATGATTCAGTTATTCTTCACTTAGTTGATTAATAGAAAGGATAAAATCTAATGACTACTAATGAAAAGAAACATAAGATTTTTCAAATCATGGAATATCTCAGACGAAAAGGATATTGGATTGATTTGGATATTAATTCCCAAGGAGGGAGAATATTTGAATTTGATGCTAATGGAAAAGAAGGAAGAGATATTTCAGAAAGGTTAAAAGTGAATGAATTGTATTGTTTCTGTTGTGGAATGATGGCAATGAATAATCTTGAAAAGAAATAGAAAGGACCGATATGCACATTCTATTGAAGTTAAAGGAAATAACTTGCTTTGAGGATTGTTTAATCTATGTTCATTTCCTCGGAGCAATTTCACATTCAAAAGATTATTCTGTTGATTATTATCAAACTGATCTTTGTGTTCTTTGTGACCGAATTAATGTTGCTGCTGGTAATGCAACATGGT